TCGACTTGCTTAAAGGATTACTGACGTCGTAGAGATCATAATAAACGAGAACTGCATTAAATTCAAAGTTACCCGCTTGATCTGCTCCGTTGAACTGCATGATAGTGTCCAAGTTAGGATCTGCGACAATTGCAGCATAATCGTTTGCTTCAAAGTCTACGCCAATTCCGTCTAGATTTGTTCTTCTATAAGCAACACCGCTAAATCCAGTTGGATTGTTATAATCAGCTGGATATTTCTGAATATCAGAATTAGTAGCATCTGTGAAAGAACTCGGTTGAGTGAAATATGCATTCACTACTGTCTGTGGGTACGGATCGTTCATCCAATCTGCGTCTGGATCCGTCCAATCGACTTGATCATCTACGTCATAATATGCTCTGATGTCCAAGCCTTCTGGGTGGACTGTATCAATGCTTCTACCTAAAATGTATTCAGTGTTACCCTGAGCAATCATGTCAGGCTGATAGTTAGCATCTGATGTTGTTTGGAAGAGAACAGTAGGAGTGTTTCCAACTTGAGTCGGAACGTAAATATAAACTTCAGTGTAGCTGTCTCCTCCTTTTTCCACGTTATTGATGACGTCTATATCACCGATAAATTTAACCACTCTCTGATATTGGACTGCTCCAGTGCCGGCTTCGTCTTCCTCCACAAATCTAGGATTGAGAACTGTAGGGCTGACTTCGGCTGTAGTTGCATTTCTAAAACGAATAGCTCCCGTTTCCTTCAACCATTTGAAAAATAGTCTTTCAGCAACGCCTTGCTTTAAAGAAGTGTCGTATTCTACGTCATTGAGAATCAAGCTCTCGAAATTGAGAGCGTAGTTTTGGAGGCTTTGAGCAAAGTCTACGTTAGGGTCTCCTGTCAGTCCTCCATTTACTATGCATCCATCAATCGTGTTGAACTGCATGTAGTTATTAAAGTCCCCAAAGTCTGAGAACGGAAGAGAATTAAAATCAGGAAGATCTAGAAGAACATATTTAGAAAACACGAATCTAAGATTCGTGTTGTTGATAGTCTTCGAAAGGTCTTTCGCAGCAGAAGAGAACGTATAAAACGTTCCTCCTTGCACCTGTGGCGTCCTTATGAGTGGGGCTACTGCCATCTATTCTTTAGTTTATTGTTAGCTAGCTAGAGTATATCCAAGCCCGCCGATTAAATACCAAACTGGGTTGTTTGATGAATCCGGCACGCAAAGGAAATGAGCAGTCTGACCGATTCCATCGAGAACCACTTTTGTCCAAGTTCCGGTGAGAACAAAGGTTGTACTTACGTCTGCGACAATGTCCACAGATCCTGAAGTAGAATCATAGTAACAGAAGATGATCTCCTGTCCTATTTCTCCATCGAACACTGTAACCGTGATCGGCGTTGAACCGTTGTTAGAGACTCTTTCAATTGTGTAAGTCGGTACAGCTGATCCAGAACCGATGTTCTTTGTCAGTGAAGGCGCAGTGGTTACCTCATTGATGAGAGTTGAGTCCACGTTGTCTCTGTAGAGATTACCTTGAAGATTCATGTTACCTTGAACTACAGGGTTGGCCGTGATGTTAAAGACCGAAGTAGTCACCTGCAGTCTCGGGGAACTCAGACCGACAGTTAAAGTGTTAGTCGTGAGGCTCGTGAGATTCGTTAACGTGCCAGAAGAAGTGTTTAGATAGACCAAGACATCATTTACAGCGTCTGCTAAGACGTTGAAGTTATCATTGATCACTAACCTGGAACCTGCTAGTGAATCTGTTCCGAGGATTTCCGTTACTGAGATTGACATTTTTACTCGTTTTTAGTTTATTATAAGAAAGTTCTTCACTGCTGTGTATTTGTTACCGTTCGTATCTTTCAGGTTGAGTCCTATTGAGTACTCACCCGGCATATCGAAAAGGTAAGCTAAATACCTCGCTGTAATATATTTATCATCGCCGAATTCTGAATTCGTGTTATTGCTGATTGACCAATTTGCTGTCATCGGGTCCTTTCCTCTAATGGCTGATAGATCAAAAGAAAAGACTACATGGGTAGAACGAGGTAGAGTGATCTGGTTATCTATCACTCTTGCAGAATTCCAATTTATCGAATAATTTTTAGACGTAGAAGTCCTTCCTATCGCCAGTTCGGCTGTATTACCGTATACTGATGAAAAATCTCCAAATGCTCCAAAATATCTAGCGACACATTGAATGTACAAAATAACATTGTAGTCGTCCTTGTCTCTGATCGGGTTGTATGCGTATTTAGAGAAAGTTGGATCTGTAGTTCCGTTCAACCACTGAGAGAGCTCTAATAAGCCACCAGATAGTTGTGGTATGCTTATGTAGTGAGTACCGTCAGAATCTACCAAAGTCAATACAGTGTAAGGTGAAGTTGGGTTATAGTAGATGATATTGAAAAACGCAGGAGTATCTCCGGCAAGAACTGTCCCTTCCCACCAGTTATGAGCATTGTCGATCCATCTAGATTTTTCGAGGTTGTCCCAGAAGAACGGTCCTACGAAACTATATTCATCGTTATCTCTGAACGTTGAAATGTGGAAATTAGCAAAAGGACTATACTGATTGTTCAGAGCGTAGTTCGCTCTGTTGAACATTTCCCAGCTGACTTCGAATTTTTCGAAAGGGTCATTAGGGTGAAAAGGAAGATCCCAATATGCTGCGTATTCTGCTATCATAGGTGATTGAGCAGCGGGTTTTCCAGGGACTCTAAGTCTCTGAGGAACTTCGATTTTGGTGTTCCACGTATAGTAAGGATCTCTAATAGCGAAAGTTCCTAAAATTTCTAAATTTCTCGCCTTGACTATGACGTAATCTTCTTGTCTGCTCGTAGAAATGTTATTGTAGTAGTCATACAGTCTCATTTCCACGTCGTAAGCTCCGACATAAGGTAAGAAGAGAGCTATTTGATCGTAATCTTTTATGTTACCTCTAAGAGAATAGAAGAAAGCTGGAGATTCATCAGTCTTAGGTTTGCTGACTATCCATTCTATCTCAGCTATATTTCTATATTCGATATAGTTCCAGCTGAAGACTTGTGAACCGCTACCGAATGTGTCCAATTCATTCCAATATGAATTAGAATTGTCCCAAGTAGTGTCTTCAAAACTCGTGTTAATTAGAACCAGAGGAGCTCCGACGGGAATGTCAGTGTTATCAGGCAGCTGCGCAACAGTGTTCAGATTAGGAGCATATCTGCTAAAATATGCTAGCAACACATTGGCTAGATCTCCGACCGTAAACTGTTTTCCATCAGTAGGTCCTCCAAGAGGTCCGTTAGGGTTAGGATATTTGTTAGTAAGGTGTTCAACACCACCGATGCTCTGAGAGCTGAAACCAATGTTAAAGCCGCCTACAGTAAAAGGCTCTCCTCTCGGACCTACAAAGATGTTTTGTGGTATGTCGTAAGGTGTGTACTTCGCAAAATCTAAATCATCTATCGTCCTCAAATCTTGAAGAAAAATAGTCTTGCCTGGGCTAGTCTCGAATGATACACTGTAGCCTGTTATGACTGTATCTGTTCTGTTAGAGCTAGGCTGAATAGTTATTTGGCTTTTTCCAAAAAAGTCGGCTTCTCCGACTATGTCGATGATCTTAGCGTTTAAAGGTAGAAAATCTTTTTGAAGCTTCTGTTTCAGACCATACAATTTGATCAAGACTTCCTCGAGAGAATATGCAAAAGATTCTCTAGTGACGGGCAGATCATACTCGTCGTACTCGTTATTGACAACCTCATTGATTCTGTAGAAGAGACCAAACTTACCGGTCTTTCTTAAGTTTCGGCTAGGGACGCTCACGTTCATGTCATTGAAGCGAGCGCTCGGTTTCAGTAGTTCTATGGGGAGAGTCTGTACATACTTACCAAAGTAAGCAGAATACGGATCAACGTCTCTCCAATACTCTTTCATGTAGATGTCATCATAGCCGAAATACTTGATGGCTGTCAAAAGAGCTCTATAAGAACCAGTGTACGGGAAGATGTTGCTTCCTTCTAAAAGGGCTTCTTTCTTCTTTTCATTCAAAAGTATTTGATTGTACAGAGGCTCTTTAACGTCGCTGTCTCTAAAAATCTGATAGTCGCTGTTGCTGATAGCGTAACCTAGATTTGAAGTCATGACACTTAATCGAGGATCTTCACCTACAACTTCACCGTAGATCATAACCTCAGCGATCAAATTACCGCTAGGTTTATCGATGAGTGAGAAAGTTCTTTTGTAGATGTTCTCGTTAGGCGATGAGAGGGCCACATTGATTTGAAGAACTCCTTCGGTGACCACAGAAGTATGTAAGTTACCTTCAGTGTCATAGTATTGGTAAGGGTCCCAGTCAGGCTTTACTGAAAGTTCGTCCACCTTTTCTAAGAAGGGCGCTAAAGATTCAGAATCGTAAGTAAAGAAAAAGATCTCACTAGGCAGATCATAATTCCAAGCCGCAACCCAACCAGGTTCTCCAGTCGAAGAAGGTGCTTCTAGCTCATGAGGAAACGCATATCTGACAATTCCTCTAGAATCATACATTTTCTGAACGACAAAGATCTGAGCAACCTCGAAAAGATCTGTTGATACTCTCGGAAGGTATATCGAACCGTACCAGGCCTGAGCGGTCTCGTCGTAGGCAAAGTTTAAGTTATTGCCTTGCTTATCAAAAAACAGTAGGTCTTGGTACCTCATCGTTTAGTTTATGTAACGGGTGTCTTTATCGACGGTAAAATTATAGTAGACTCTGATCTTTTTTACCGTCTCAATATACTCTACACAGATGTCATTTAGATATTTCAAGAAGTTTGACACTTTCAAGTTTCTTAAAAGATACGGAGAGACAGAGTTAGCTAATAGCTTTTCTCTATAATCGTATCCCTGCCACTTAATGTTATCTCTAAGAGAATCTTGCGCTGCATAGAGACTTACGCCGCCATTATTCTCCTCATTCCGAGAAAGAGTATCAAATTCACTCAAACTGTCAACTACCATCTATTCAATTTTTTATCCGCCTAGAACTGAAGAAGGGTTAGAATCGACCACCGTGTTATTACTGGTCAGTGTTCGGTTTCTTAACTTCTCAAAGTTCTGATTTTGTATTTGATTGTACAAGTCAGCTTTAATGCTCTCCTTAAAGAAGACGTTCAAAGACGAGAGCTTGTTATCGTCTGGGTATTCTTCGTAATAGTTATTATTTCTATCGTACCAATCTCCTCTAATCACGACTATCTCATCGTCTCCTATCTTAATGTCACCGAAGTCGTCTAATCCAAGACCTGGGTCTTCTCCTGGAGCCAAAGTTATTCTCTTTGTAGCGAGAAGAGCTTTTTGTTTAGTCACTGGATCGTAACCTTGGACCTCAACATCATAATAACCGTTTCTAATGGCTGTCTCATTCTGTTCAGAGACATAAAATACGTTTACTGAATCTACACCTGGTACTTGTTCTATGAGAGAAACTAAATCTGATCTGGGAACTCTGTCTCTTCTCTTCACATTTAGGAAGTACTCATTCAGTCTAGATCTAATAACGCTTCTGATCTGAGATTTATCTGCATTATCGAAGAATCTAAGAACTACGTTGATCGCGTATTTTCTAACGTCTACATCGACAATTCTGTTCTCCGCAGTTATTAACATTTGACCGCTGTTGTCCAGCAGATCGTAGACTCTCGCCTTTTCTGTTTCAGTGAGAGTAAATTCATCTAAGGGAAGAGTGAAATAATCTAAATCTGACGTCAATTTCGCTTTTATGTCAGGTATCAAAACCAAATAGACTATATTGTCATCATCTATGTACTGGTCGTCCTTCGTGTTGTACGCGTTTACAAAAGAAAAGAAACCATATTTCTTCAGAAAATAGATGTACGAGTCAGGATTCGCAAGGACAAAAGATTTACTAGCATGTGGAGCAATGATTCTGGTGAAGTCTGGATTCTCCGGAGCAGATCCGAAATCTGGCGGAAGAGAAACAAAAATCTGGAAAGCATCGTTCAAATTAACAGTGTTTCCGAATTCATCTGCACCTTCAGTGATGAAGGTGAATGTGGCTCCAGCGTTTCCTTGCAGATTACCGATAGGGCCGCGAGAAATCATGTACTCAACTTCTATCAAACTACCAGACGGCGGTTTTCTTCCGAAGTTACCGTTTCCGAAGTAGACGTCTATCCCTCCATTGATTCCAGTTTTAACAAGGCATCCTCTTTCTTCAGGACCGATGTCATAGAGAGAATCATAGATTGAATATTCTAAACCGTTGACTCTAACACGAGTATAAAAATGATCTGTTGGGTTGTTGGTAATGACTGAGAAGCTCTGCATAGAAGTGCCTAAACCTGTAAAGCTTTGAGTCTCTAACGAACCTTCTTTGATAGTAAAATAGAAAGTCTCTTGGCTCGTTTTGTCAATTCTTTTTTCTGATGAATCTAAAAAGATCATGTAGATCAGACTATTATCAAGACACTGCAATTCAGTCTTGTCTCTAATGACTATGTAATTTCCTTGGATTCCCTGTGCAGCATCAGTCTTTGGTACTAATGCGATTTTACCGATAGCTGAAATAGCTCTGGTTGGATTATGACCGGTAAGTCGTGAGAGTCCATAGATGGAAGCCACATTTTTCGCAGTAGCGAAATTGAGCTCAGATATTGCGCTCTCTATGTAATAGAAGATCAACTCGCCTATGTTTGAAAGAACAGTAAGAAGCTGACCGTAAGGCGAAGCCGGGGTGAAAGCGTTCTTAGTCTGCCCATAGACTTTCGTCATATAGTTGTAGGCTTGAGTATAGATCCTCAGGGCCGTGATTGCATTTTTACTTAAGAATCCCATTCTCTTTTTCTAATTTAGAATACCACAGTCAGCGCTGGAGCTCCGCTTATATTTATGTTGACCTCAGCCAAATCTCTAGATTCTCCTTCATAAAATGCTACCGATACATCCACTGGATACGTTGTAGCTAAAGGGAGAAAAAGACCTATTTGAGTTCTAATCGTGCTCTCGATCGCGATTGTGTTGAAAGTCAGATCAAAAATGTAGTCTTCTAGGTTCAGCCCGAAATCTTGGACTCCCATTACACTAGACTTTGGAGTAGTCAAAAGACACTCTAGCTGTTGTAACAGAAGGCTGATGTCATCGTTCAGCTCCAGAGTTGTATCTGAGTAGCCGATCGAATCTATAGGCTTGCAATAGATGTCTGACATTCTCTTCTAATTTGTATATTTATTCGTTAGATTATTGTAATACATTACGAAGCTGCCTCGTCTATTCCCTTTTTCTGAATCTCTTTGGCTCTGTTCCAAAGTTTCTTGATCATAGACATGTCTTTGATCTCTCTACTTTTCATAAAGTCCTCAGTCTTTTCAGGAGACTTTGGTAGTTCGTTTCCGTAGTAGTCAATCATGTCTACCGCTAGAAGATCTATCTTGTCTTTTTCAGAAGATCCTTCGTTCAAGAAGCTTTCAAAAGATTTTAGTTGCATAGTTTTAATTTTTAGTCTGTGAAGAAGTAATCAGTTCCTTCGTCTTCTTTGATTTCTGTTTCTATTTCTTTCAACTCCTCTACGCCTTCAGACTTGATATCGGAGTAGTTGATCTGAATGTTACCTGGTAGATTGAAGGTGAAAGTTCCTAAGATTCTACCCAGTTGCTTTTTAACTTGAGCCACGACGTATCTGATGAAAATCTCATCACTAAAAAGAGCACAGTCGCTGATTTTTTCGTAGATGAGGAAGATGACGTCATTCGTCGGCAGCTCTCCCATGAACCTGAATTTCTTGTTCAGATAATTGTAGTTGTAGGAAATCATTCCTTGCAAATTCATTCTCGCTATGTCGATGAAATAAGCATTGATCACATAAAACATCATCTGTTCTGAACCGATACCTGCACCATAAATGTTATTGTAGATGAATTTGTCAAGAGCAAAATCGGGATCCAGTCCTACGAAGCTCATTCCTCCAAATCCACCGTCTTCTCCAGCCCACCCTGAAATCTGATAGACTGAGTTAACGGCCCAAACAGATTCAGGCATTGTGATCTCTCCATTCCTCTTGAAAGTATCAGTGTTAAAAGTGGAAGCTTTTATAGCATAATACTTTTCCTGAACTGAGTATTCGTAATGCTTGTAAAACCACATCTTAGCGTTGTTAATGATACGAATCACCTCTTCTTTAGGGATAGTGAAAGGTATCTGGCAGAAAGACGTGATCTCTTGCTGCACCTGAGCAACTAAGTTATCGTAACACGCTTTCTGTTCTGCTGTCATTGCCATTTCTTTACGCTATTTTTTCAAATGAAATTATTTCTGTCATGTCTGATATCTTAGCCTGGCGAGTAACCACCTTTCCAGATATCAATCTGCCTCCATCTAATTTTCCAGAAATGATAGAAGAAAGACCCATCACATCGCAGTCAATCAGAGAACTATTGCTATTCAGATAGCTTTGATCGAAAAAAGAATCTTTAGCCGTACTCTTGTTGAAAAGATTCGACATGAAGATATCAGAATTTTCAATCACACAGCTGAAGAGATCGCAGTTAGAAATGTTACCATTGATCTTGCTGTTAAATATGTCTATGCCTTCAAAAAGATAAGCATTTTCAATAGTAGTATCTTTGATCTGAAGCTTACCTTGATCGCTGTCATAGTTTAAAAGTCCTCTGGTCATTCGAGTTTCAGAAAGCAATTTGAAAATTCTATCTCTTATGTAAGGGTAGAGAGTTCCTACTATTTGACGATTTGTCGTTAGATCTGTCAATAATGTGATCTCAGGAAATTCTTCAACGAAGGCTTCCACGGAAGAATACGAATTAATGATCTTCTGATTACTTTCGAGAATGTCATCGAGAGTTTTCTTTTCTTCTTCGGTCAGTCCTGGATTAGCAATGCAGTGTCTTAGACAATCTATTGATAGATCAATGACTTGCCAGTTTTTATCGAACTTGCTTTCATAGTCAGTACCACCTAAGTATCTGAAACGAAGAGAGCCAGTGTCTAAAGAAGTGAAATCGATACCGTAGTATCTTCTGAGAGGGAATGTGAAGCTGTTGCTGCTCAAACTTGACGGCGTATCAATATAAAATTTGCTGCTCGGGTAGATATTCTTGATAGACTTTGATCTAGGAAACTTCTTTCTCTCCGGGAACAGTCCGTAAACTGCTGCTTCAGGGTAGTGAAGTATCATCTTAAGAATGTTCAGCCTAGACACGTTAGGTGTGCCTAAGATGCCAAAGTCTTTGAACATGATGCTGAAGTTGAAATCACAATCCCACATCGTCTTACCCTTTCTTTGAATCCACTCAAAAACTTTTTGTGTCAAGAGACGAGCCTCAGAGTAAGGTAAGAAGCCAGAGCTGAGTCTGTACTTTTTACTGTGCATCTGCTCTAATTTAAGGAAATCAAAGTCTGGAAGCACCGGTTCCATCAAAACGTCTGCTTTGAGAACTTTTCTGCTCGTCGCTGAAGCCAGTTGCATTCTCACTGACGTTTCTAATTCTTTAGAATAGAAATCCATTTCTAAAGAGATCATGCTAGTATATCGATCTTGTACGAACATTGCACATTTTGGTTGTTCTATTTATCCAAAAGAAAAAGGGAGAAGATCGAGCCTTCTCCCTCATGTCTTTTAAGACGTTTTTCCTATAGATTAAGCCTTTCGAAGGACTATCTTTCTTGAAGCCTGTTCTATCTTGCTGATGATTACCTCTACGTCTTCACCTTCCTTGAAATCAGAATCTTTAGGAAGCTGAGAAGAGTGCATCAATCCAGAGATGCCTTTTTCGATCTCTACAAAAACTCCATAGTTAGTGACTTTAACGACCTGACCTACGACCAGCTGTTCTGGCGAGAATCTGTCTTGGATGTCGTCCCAAGGAGAAACTTCTTTTTCCTTCTCGGTCAAAAGAATCTTGCTGTCAGAGATGATCTGTTTAACTCTGAATTGGATGGAGCGACCTGGTTTGATCAAACCTGATTTAAAGTCTTCTTCGCTCTTCTCAATTTCGACCACTGGAATCAAACCGGTTAAGCAATCTTCGAATTCTACGAAAATACCAGCACCGCTCGTTCCTGTTACGAAACCTGTTCTCCAAGAGTCTATGGTCTCTGTTACCTTTTCAATCTTAGAAGGAATCATCGTCTTCAGATAGTCTCGGTGAGAAACTACAGGAATATCTCGTTCTTTCGAATAGTTGACAGGTACTACAACAATTTCTTTTCCTAAGAGGCTTGAGAAATCTACAAGCTTGTTCATTCCGGCTAAAGAACCAGGCATGAAACATTTGATCACGTCAATCTCTACGAAGTAACCTCCGTGGATAAGTTCAGTGACTTTGGCTCTGTAACCTACTTGTTGGCCGATAGAATCTACGATCTCTTGCATCTTCCGCTTGTTAATAGCATCAGTGAAGCTTGCTTCGAAATTACCGTTATGGCCAGACTTTAATTTAACTGGAATGTGATCGCCGATTTTAAGATCTTCTAAACCTCTCTCTTTTCTCATGTTCATGTAAGCGTCCTGCTTACCGTCCAAGCTGAGAATCACTTGATCAGATCTCATTGAGATGACCTCAAGCGTCCTGATTTCGTTTTCTTTTGGTGGTTCTTTGATCTCTAATCCCTCATAGAATCTGAGGAGTTCAAGCACGTTAGAATCCTGGGAAAGGATTTTTGTTCCTCTAGGAAGATCGACCTCTACTGTTACTGTGCTGAAAGGATCTTGGTCGTCTTGTCGGAACGTTACTTTTTGTTTGGGCATTAATTTTGGAGATTAAAAGGTGAATGAAATATTGAATGTGTCTAAATAATATATCTAGGTCAGAAGTGTTAGCGTCAGAATTTCAATAAAGATTTGATCACGGTAGGTAAAAATGTTATCGCGAAAGTCAAACTACAAGCAATCAACCCAAAGACAGGAGATACTGCTTGGAAAACTTTAGATGCGAATTTTTTCAAATCTATTTTCTTGAGAGAAAAAACGAGATTCAAAAAGTTCTTAATGTCTGTTTTGACTTTTGAGACAGACTCTTTTACTTTAGAAAACTTCTTAGCCAGAGCGATGAGAATAGGTTCTAGAGCTTTTTTCAAAAGATCTAAAAATAACTTGACCGGATTTTTTATCAAATTGCTTAGAAGCTCAATCAACTTTTTTACAGGGCTTTTTAGAGCATCTATAGCGAGTTTGAAAGTGCTTAAAATAAAATCGATCCCAGTTTGGACGAAGCTGAGCAGTAAAGTTACTTGTTTTATCACCCATTCAGGACCTTTTGCTATCTCCTTAATGATCTTAGCCACGTAATCTTTAGCGTCTTGGAGTTCTTTTTGAGCTGCCGCAACTGCTTCACTTCCGGCCTGTTGAGCTTTTGCCGCTTTAGCAGTTGCTTCTGACAAAATTTCTTGAGCTCTCGTTTGAGATTCTGCTCCGTCACCTTTGGCTAATTTCTTGAGAGCTTTCTTTCTTGTGGCGTCTTTAATGTCGTCAATTTTACCCGAGAGAGCTATGTTCAAAGGTCCTATGGGTAAGGTAAGAGGAATCGCGAATTTTTTAAGAGGCTCTACGATTTTTTCAACCACAAATTGGATTATGTTAGAGACTGCTTTCTGTATCTCTTGGATGAGCTCATTAATCTTTTTCACGATCTCGGCCAATTTTGGAGGATCTGTAAGAACTGCTTTTACTCTCTTAGCCAAATCTACAAGTTTAGCGTATGGTGCTAACGCGGTAGCGTAAATTTTATCAAAAAATTCTATGATTGTGAAGAGAAGATTCTCCAATCCGGGCTCATTCTTCCTCTTAGGGTCGATTTTTACTTTCAACCCTTTACTATTGAGACACTTTTCAAACTGTTTGATTGCGGTGTCTATTCCTTTCGTATCTAGAAATTCAGCCATTTATTCAGTTTTAGACACTTTGCTCAGCTCCAATCCTGAAAGAGGAATGATCGGAGGCCCAGTTGGCGCTCCGAGATTGCCGAGGTGAGTGTGGTTGTTAAATAGTTTCTGAAAAGTATTGCCCTTAATTACAGCTTCAGCTGCATTGGGCCCTAACTCAACATTAGGTGAGCTTAGGTGAGCTTTTTGAGAAGCCTTTACCGTAGCATTCTTACATTCTATATTGACGTCTGTTCTCACTTTGATCGTCAAGTTACCGTCTTTAGTTAAGATGATGACGTCTCCGCCTGCATTTTTTACTTCTATCGATTCGTCAGGCTTGATGTTGATCGTATTTTTCTTGTAGTCGAGCATTAACCCTTTGCTCTCAGTGAAAAATACTTTAACTGCTCCTTCTGTGACGGTATCATAAATTAAAGAATGCGCATTAGTGTAACTGTCTTTTATTTCTGCAGTAAGCTCTTCTGAGAGGTGGGCCAGAGCGCTGTACTCTGGATAGTAGGGGTTACCGTTGTCAAAAGAAACATTTACGACAGATCCAATTTTAGGAACTGAAAAAGATCCTGAACCGCTTTGGCTTCCACCGGAAAAATAACCTCTAGGGAAAGACCACGGAATTGCATCATCAGGAATTACGTATCTGCTCGCCGGATCATAAGGATTCTCTCTAGTGTCAAACTTTCCAAAGACTCGAACACGTACTCTCCCTAAGAAGAGAGGGTCAGAATTGTCCACCACTTCTCCCAGCCAAGAAGTACCGACTAGGTTATCACTTATGCTATCTAAGTTTATCATTCAAATAAGTTTTCAGCGGTTAACACTGGGCCTGGAGGACCTCCTGATCCAAGAATGTTAGTTCTATTCAAAGTTGGAGCAGGAACCCCGTCATTGTTTGTCGGTCTATACGCAGGTGGCATTATTCTCTCTGGTGAAAGACTCTGTGCAGGAGCTCCAGTCCCTAAAGGATTAGTCCTGACAGATGGCTGCAGAGGATCACCTAGACCTACAGGATTGCTAGATACTAGAGGACCTGGTTGATCACCCGTCTCCAATGCTCTATAAGAAGCAAAGTTAGGATTTTGAATTCCAACTCCGATCAAATTTTCTTGATTCAATGCAGGTTGATTTATACCGTTAAAGTTAGTAGGTTGAAAAGCTTCACTAGACAAAGTATCGCTGCTTAGAGGATCTAATCTTTCTTGAAGAACATCGTTAGGTCTGGTAAATGCACTAAATACGGTGACGTCTGGAGGTAGTTGAGAATTGACGGGTCTTCTTTGCCCCGCAAAAACATCATTAGCACCAAGGCCTCTTCCAATTCTAGTGGTTAAATTGTTAGCAGCATTAGTTAAGAGAGACTCACCGAATCTCACAACTCCATCTGCGCTAAGTAAAGTACTTACAGTGTTTAAAGCTCCGAGAGGGTTTTTGATGCCCATCTGCTTGGCTTTATTGATTAAGGCGTCTCCGACTCTAGATTTTACGGCTCCTGCTAGGCTCGCTAAAACTCTTCTGCTTGCAGCCTGAAGAGCAGATTCTCTTCTGCCTAAACGGAGATTATCACCGCGAGATAAGTTGTCGCTGCTAATGTCACCTTCTAGAGTTGAATATCTGTTAACCTCACTTACCTTTTCGTATTTGAATCCTATTTTAGACTGTGCAGCTGCTTTTTCTCCAGCATTGTTGAATGCAGTAAAAACAGTTGAGGCCGTTTCTGGAGTAAACTCGCAGAAATCTAAATTAAAGACAACCTGAGAACAATTATCATTGACCCAAAGTGATATCGGATCGTCCTGTTCTCCACTAGCTATAAGATTTAATGTAGCTGCGTTGAATAGACCTGATGCAGTGCTAGGAGAAATGAAGTTAGTCTGTCCAAAATTAGAACTTGTATCAGACTGCTGAGATCTGATGATGTCAGTCAAAGTTTTGAATCTTCTAATCTCTTGAACTATTATCGTGCATTTGAATTTTCTGAGGTTAGCCGGAACTATTTCTCTTCTGCCGTTAGTGTCATAAACTATCTTTCTGTAAAGATCCATTAGGGCTGTCATTCTCAAGTCAACAGATTCTAGACAAGAAATACCGATCTTAGCATCGTCACCACCCATATACGCATCTTTGAGATCTGTAGCTATGTTCCAGCATCTGTCCAAACCTTCTATGCCTTGAAAGACGTAAGGTTTGTTATTTTGCAGATACTGAAGACTGTTAACGAATATCTTTAAGAGCTCTGCTCTTTGAGGAGAAACTTCTGAAAGATACTTATAAGCGTAATCGCCTTCTATGGCATTGTCGTCAGAGACGAAAAGAAGAGGCGAATTTACAAAATCAAAATATATGCTGAAACCTAGATAGGTTGGATCATCTAGAACTTTATTGACCACGCTGCCACCGTTTGGCTGAGCAGATCCAGAGAAAACAGGCGTCTTGTTATCGACAAAACCCTTCACTACTCTGTCAGCAAAACCAGAGGTTGGGTTCCTTCTGTTGGGATCTATTATCTGTCCAGGTAGTGGCATGTCTTCTATTTTTTAAGGAGCCGGAGAGTAATCTCTTCGACTAAGAGTAACTCTAGTCTTGATACTCTGGTCTTTTCTGAGGTCGTATTCATATTTGATGCCCGTTACCACATAGACTCCAGTATATGTATCGCTCAGAACAGCTGATGAATTTCCGTCTTGCGGATTCTGAAAGCTGTCAATTATTTTTTTGAGCTCTGTACTTTGAGCTAATTGCCCAGCCAGACCAGGGTTCATCACTTTATTTAAGACTTCATTGTTCAATGTCGCTGATGCAGCAGGAGTTCCATAGCTGAAGATGGTGACAAAGATTCTGTCATACATTGTGATAGTTTGATCTAACTGATCCAGCAGTATCTCTATTCCGAATTTGTCTATCTCCTTTAAGTTCTGAGAATTGAAGACGTTAGAATAGAAAAAGTTTTTATGCATATTGTCGCACTGCTTTCCAAGATACTTCATTTTGAAATTAAGTACTTTGTCAATCGGTGTGCTAGCATCTCCTTTTTCATATTCTCTAACGAAGCTTTCTGGATTTGTCTTGTCAGGAACGTATCGGCCTTTCAGAAGAACTGTAGCATCGTTTCCAGTGTTAGAAAGAGCTTCAGCATATTCGCTGATGAACTTCTTTTCTATCATGTCGTAGTACTGATTGAATTTTCGGTACCCTGTGTTGTTAGTAATTTGATTTGCTCTGTTGAAAGGTGAATACTCTCTAACGTATTTTCCACTCCCTTGAAAGCCCTCATAGTTACCATAGATTTGAGGATAATTGACTCCTTCGTTTCCTGTCTTAGGATAGCCAGTCGGATTGGCTGAAAAGTCTACAGTACCGTAGTTCTTAGCTACTGATACCGTTCCATCGTGGTTAAAAAGACGATTCACTTCTACGAAATTCATGTTGTAGAATTGATCAACGAAAACCGTAAAGAAAGATTCTTCGTCGAGATAAGCGCTCTTAGAAATAGATTCAATGAAATCTATCGGATAATCTGTTGGGTTAATCCAAACCATGTCATCGGTCGTAGATTCGACGTTAGATGCAAAACCTAATCCGTAGCTGTTAGAAATTTTCAATAGAGCGTTGAAGCTAGTATCTTTTAGAGAAGTGCATGTATCTCTATAAAGACTAGGGATTCTCATGTTCCCTGATACTTTATATGTCGTGGTGTCTGCTCCGATTTCTTGAAAGGACGTGACATTAAAGTCAATTCTGACAGGTTTGTAAAACTTGTCATCACCAGGCCCTCTGAGAAAGAGAGAAACAACGGTGCTGTCTCCTAAGACTCTAGAACCTTTGTATTTTTGATCGTTATCGTTGAAAGTAAAAGAGAGGTTAGGTAAAAAAGAACCGCCTACTGTCAGTTTCATCAGACTTACGCTCCCAACGTCTAAGACGTCTCCGTCTATAGCTATGAGAGGCGCTCCAGCTCCCATAAATTTAGAAGGCTCGATCGGCATTGCAGGAGCTCCTTGACCAGGAGTCCCAGTCTTAGTTTCCAGGTTAGGTATTGCTAGAGGATCTAAGACTATTTTCTTTGGATCGACTTTGGTAATCTGGACAATCTTTGCTTGATCTATCGGAAAAGGTTTTCCTGGCATATTTAAGAATTAACTAGTCTTGTTGGTAGGTTGGTACCCATTGCTAAATAACCCGAAGAGAGCTCGGTCTTCACGTTTTCTCCAGGCTGAAGCTGATTAGGCGGCAGCGGAGTCGTGACTCCTGTCGGTTGTTTAGATGCTATCTCAGAAAGCCTAGCTAATCTGCTAGGATCTATCGTGGATTGATCCTGAGTGTTACCGGTAGAAGATGCAGTACCCGTAATTTCCAGAGGCTTGTACACCGTAGGAAAAGAATAGTAAGCAGATTCATTGTCACGTGGAGATATTGGCACAAAAAGAATCTCACCTTGCCCGACTGAAAAAGGATTGAAAATTCCATTGACTTTAAGAACTGAATCCAAGTAAGTAGGATCGTCCAAAAAATCTAAGGCCAACAAATCCGGTCTCGAGTTATATCTCTCGCTCAAGTACGTAATCGTGCCTGGGTCATTGTCTTTGAAATCAAAAGAAGCTTGAGACAGATCAAAATAGATGTTGCCTTGAGCGTCAACTGCTTCATTCTTATATTGTAGACTCTTAATTTCCATTAGCTACTTACATTTAATCTTACGTTATCCAAAGCCTGTAAAGCAGCCTCGTTAGACTGTTGTACTGAAGGCTGATATCTAGCGTAAGCATTTATGGCTTTACTCTTGCCATTGTTGAGATTCTGTTGTATGCTGACTGTTGCTTTCAAAAGCTGTTGAGAAGCAGCATTTTGAAGAGCTTGTAGATCCTGTGCAGTTCCTGCACCGTTAGCAAAATTCTTTAGAGCCTGCGCTGAAGTGTTTCCAGCATTCCCTCCTGTTTGAGGAGATTTACCTTGAGAAGTCTGCTTATTAGAAGGTGCTCCTGAAGAAGCCGTACTTGTAGGAGCACTTTTCTGAGGGTCGTAAGATTTTCCTGTAGCGTAAAGTCGACCTGTTCCGCCGTTAAACATAGATTCAAAGTCGTCCTTGTCTCTAGGTTTTCCGTGGAAGAGGGTAACTTCGAGTTTTAATCCCGATGGGAAATCATCTTTTCCAAGAGGTCCTACGAAAGACAAGGTCGAACTTTCTAAATGAAGGTTACCGATCATTGCTATAGGATAAATCGGATTGCCTAGCGTTAAGTGCCATTCTCCGTGAGGAGCGCCGCTGACCAATGCAGGTAGAGCCAGAGGAGCCGGCCCGGTACCAAATGCGCTAGTTGCTAAATCTCCTAAGAAGTTACCCATGAACTGGTTCAAGATCTTAGCTGCTCCGTTCAAAAACGTCTTCGCCCAGTCTCCGTTAGCTGGAGATATTTTTCCATCTTTGACAGAAATACCGAAATCATTAGAGAGTTTCTTCTGGAGGGTCCCTTTTACGCTGTTAAAGAAACCCATATAGTCTCCTTTTTGCAGTTTGCTGTAGTCACCGAAAGGCTCCGCGTTATATCCACTAGACCCATAGAAGCGGTGAGCACCGCCCCAGAAATTAGCTCTATTATAAGTTAAGACTAAGAGGTTAGCCATGATATCCATCATAGCTACTCTAGGATTGATCATGTTGAAAGATCTCAGCTCGTATTCGAACACTATGGTCATCTTTTGTTCGAAATTCAAGCCTCGGTCTTGGATCGTATTTTTATTGATCACGTTGACCGGACCTATGACATAGTTTTTCATAGTAGTACCGACATAATCTATGCTATTAGCTCCAGTTTCTCGAGAAATTCTGGCTGCTAACTTTCCCTGTGGAGAGTTTCCAACCAGAGCATCAGCTAAGAATTGGAACTTACCCATTTTCTGATAAAGAGGCGTGCTCTCTGCTGAAGTTGTTCTTCCTGCAACGCTCTGATCATAAATATCAGCAGTCTGAGACTTCCAATTGAATCCGTACGTGATCTTTAAAATTTCTTCGAGCTTGTTCCCGGTAGATTCTCCAAAAAACGTAATTGCTCGAGCAATATCAGGTTGAGACAGAGAAGCAAGTCCGATTCCTTCTGGAGCTCCAGACGGGTCTGAGACAGCTCCCTTCTTTTCATTAACTGATTGCTGCATCTCTATCAGGTTCTTGATCTCTTCATCCAAACCGTCGGCACCCTGTTGAGAAGTTAGAACATTGTTTATTCTATTTCTGAGACTCTCATCAGTGACGTAAATATCGACATTTTTGCTTTTAACTGAAATTTTATCGGAAGGCTGATCACCGTTTGCTGCTCCGGCGCTAGCATCTTTCGTTTTAAGATAAAGTCTCTGCCCGTTATAGATGTTATCACTGACAGGGTTAGCGAATCTTCTGAGAATAATCATCTGATTATTCGGGATCTTCTGATAGTATTTGCAGTAGATGAAATCTGAAGGGCTAAAAGAAGCTCTAGCATTGTTTCTATCATCAGCGAAAAAATTGATGATCTGTCTAGCAGTAGGATTCCCTAAAAACTGTGGAGGTACCAGCTTCCCACCTCCTGCAGATTGAGAAAAATAATCACTGTAAGCAGCTGCTAATTCTTTTCCACTGACACCGGGAGAGAGGTAAGGGCCTCTATATTGTAATAGAGAATAGTCGTTGATGATGGCTTCAGGGAGACCCTTGTTCCAAGACGGTTTAGGCGCTTCTGTCGGATCTGGAAGATCTACTCCGCCATACTTAGTCATCAATCTAGCATTCACGTCATTAACGGTCGTGTTGTTTTGAGCGTAGTTAGATATCGCAGTAAACATGCTGGACAATCCTGTCTGAGGAGCGTCGTAGACTAAGTTAGAGAGGGACAGAGATTTACGAGTGTAGCTCGTAGGAGTAGTCTGGTAATTTCCCAAAGCGAGACTTATTTGGTCTATATATTCTAATAATCTCAGATGGAATCAAGCCAAAACCTCGGTTCTATTCCTGCTCGCTTAATGAGGTCACCGAAACCTATTTCTAAGTTTCGATTGAATTCTTTTTGGGATCCTAGACTGAAACAACCTTTGTAGAAAGGGCGCACAGAGTTTCTTTTGATCTCTGAAAACCAGCGGCTGATCAAGAAAAAAACGACATCACTAAATAATTCTTCGAGATTCTTTTTTGTGGGAGACGTCATCACTGAATCCACATGAACGTAGAATCGAGCTTCATCAGCTTTGTTAAACCTGTCGACGATCTCTTCTAAGCTCTTGAAATCTTCGTCTTTGATCCGAGTGGCTCGTATTTTCTTATCAATGTCTCGGAAAAAAGTCATGTCAAAGAAATGAGTTTTGATGTAGTGTAAGGTGTCATAGAAACCCACAATCTTGATCAGATACGAGGGATTATGAGCATCCCACTTGACTTCTTTCACTATACCTCGAACTGGAATCAGAGTGTTCGGATGACTAGAAGAGACCAGTATGCAGTAAATAGTCCTCCCTATTCTGTAAGTCTTTGGCTGTTTCATGAAAAAGTCTTGACATCGTGAAAAAGAGAGTTGTAGCCTTTTTCAAGATCTTGATCTCTAGAAACTAAAATAAAAGTGAAAGGCTGCTTGTAAAAATCTTTGATCATTGATCTAAGACCTTTTATCATTTCTTTGTCCAGATCACTAATCACATAATAGACCTTAGTTTCTTCGTTACAGTCTATGAGAAGAGTTTTTTGAAGAAGAGCATAAACTTTCGAGTAGACCACCATTTCGTTAGGCTCACTGAGGTAGACATCGTTCTTGGTCAGCTTATTATAGATGTCAATGTAACTGATTTTAATCGCCTTAGCGTTTACTTTACCAAGGTACTTTTTTATCGCAAGTGCATCCTTAGCGTACACGCAGTAAAACTCCATCCAATCTGATCTATGTTTAGGCCTGAGCCTTTCTGTCCCTATTTCTGAAGATGGTGGTATGCCATTCATCGAGGAATTTATCTATTTTTTCTTTGTCGTAACCTAGTTCTTGCCAGAATTTGACCATCGAGTTCTCTTTCTGTTGTAACTGTTCATAAACTTGCTTATCATAAAATTCCATGTTCTGAGAGTGGATGTCTCGGCCTTTCTTTATATTCTCAGAAGTGAATTGACACCATTCATTGAATGAAAGATCTTTCTTGGCTCTGAGAATCCCTGTAGCTTTCATGTAAGCTCTTCTCTGTTTGCGATTAGGAGTTTGACTCATAGTATTCAGTGATGAATTTTTTTATTTTCTCTTGCACTGCTTCTTTTATGGCAGAATAATCTAATTGATTGTGTATGTATTGGTACAGATCTTCTTCTATTTCTTCACCGAAAGAATTTCTGAGAACGTCAACCATTTCTTTTCTTGGAATTTTAATCTCTAGAGAAACTTCTATTGAATTCTTACTTTCATTCTTTTGATTTAAAAGAAGTTGCATAACAGGACTGTTAGAAGCCTGTTTTACTGGAGGTGGAGCTGCGTGTAAATTATCAACAGGCGATAGAATTGAAGGCTGAGATGTTTCTATAGCAGATTCTTCAGCAATTTTAGCCTGATGTTCAGGCACTTCCATCAAATATTCCAATAGAAGGTCAGCATTTATTCTTTTACCCGATTCAAACACGACAAAATTGAGCCCGTTTTCATCTAGATTATCGGCTACCGTTTCTATTCTACCGGTGTAATCGCCTTTGACCCACTGATAGTATTTGTTTTCATATTGAACTAGCTCTCCCATGTTCATTATAGGAGAGCTAGATCAGAAAGTTTCAAAAAGTTTTATGGAAGACCTCCGAAACCGAGAACGTTAAGTTTAGCGTTAGCTGACCAATAAATTGTAGTACCTGCTGCTCCAGTTACAGTTACAGTTAATCTAGGATATCCAGTTGCGTTACTGACAGCTACGGTTGTTGTCCAAGAAGCAGCTGATGCATCTTCAGCGATCACTTCCTCAGTGATTGCGTCTATTACAGTACCCGTATTGGAAGCTATCCTGATTGCTCCTGTGAATCTATGATAAAATCCTAGAGTTCCAGCCGCATTGGCTGCGGCAACATCTATCGTAAACCCTACCGCACCGTATATAGCCGTAGTTGTAGGTATGCTAGTAGTACTTCCGTCGATTTTTAATAGAGTCGGCGTTGCGTTAGTAGTGCTTTGGCTGAGAACATATTCCGTAGAAGAAAGCCTGTTTACGTTTGCTACTGAATAATTACCAAAGAACGATCTGTTAACTATTCCGCCGACAGGTAATTCTTGAGCCAGCAAACCGTTGTACAAGCTACCATCATTTTCAACCATGAATAGCTGATTGAGGTTATTATCGAATCCATGAATGATATCAGTTTGGCTGGTTGCGATAATATTCAATCTGGCTCCTTGCTGAGAAGTACCACCTACCGTAATGACTTGGCTTGTTCCATTAAGACCTTCGAAAATAGGAGTCTGAGTAGTACCTATCGTAGTAGAACCTGTAAATTTGACTATGTAACCTGAAGTTCCACTGACTGATACGCTGGTACCTGAAGTGCCAGCTGTTCCGCTAGATCCAGCTGTTCCGCTAGTCCCTGAAGTTCCGCTCGATCCTGATGTTCCACTCGTCCCACTAGAACCAGAAGTACCAACTGTTCCGCTAGTTCCTGCAGTTCCACTCGAACCAGAAGTTCCTGCAGTTCCGCTAGAACCAGAAGTTCCGCTTGTGCCTGAAGTTCCTGCAGTACCTGAAGATCCTGATGTTCCGGAAGTTCCACTCGTTCCTGAAGATCCAGACGTCCCTGCAGTTCCTGAAGAGCCAGATGTTCCATCTGAACCCGAAGTACCTGAAGATCCCGATGTTCCATCTGAACCCGAAGTACCTGAAGTTCCTGC